TGTTCGAAGGAAAACCAGGATACCTTGTCGGCCGAGAAACGCGAGAGCGGCGGCGACGATAGCTGCGGCGATGATAACGAGCCATGATTGCATTCACACAGTAGCCTGTTCGAATGGAAAGTGAGACGTAGTGCAACATTTTTTGCACTTATAGTCTGGACAAATCTATAAATAGCTTTTTCGGCGACATTTTTGCTGACGTGTCCAGAAGTGGCCAGAAGGTAATACTAGACTTCTGGCCAATGGGTATTGGAAGAACAATACCTGTCGCTTCACCTCCTATCGCAGTAGTAGATTTCGTGACTGATAGTTCGCTCCGCTGCGCCGCACCTCCCACTCCCTAATAGAGTGCGTGCCGCGGTGATCCGGCACGCAGCAAGGGCGCCTTCGGCGGCCCTTCGGGCTAAACCCTTGCTGGGTGGCGCAACAACACGGGGCACGCCCTCTATTGGTAGGGGAGGTGCGTGCTCGCTTCACTCCTATCGTCAGAAATCTACTACTGCGATAGGAGGTGAGACGCTGACAGGTGTTGTTGGGAGTAAGCAGGGGGATGTCTAGGTGGTGGCTAATGCGTTTTTTTGCGCAGATGTCTGAGTATGACTGCGGCGATTGGAGCGACGACGGCTTCGCGTGGGAGGAGGTGGTCGTGGACGAGCTTTATTGTGGACGACCCTCCGATGTTCGACGAGGAGTGGATGAGCTACCTCTTGTGGGGAGTGGAGACCTGCCCGGACACGGGGCGGACTCACCTGCAGGGATATCTGGAGACACTCAAGAAGATGACCTGGACGGCGGTGAAGGCGAAGTTCACCGGACTAGGCCTGCCAGCCCTACACCTGGAGAAGAGCATGGGAACGCAGGAGGAGAACATCCTGTACTGCTCCAAGGAGGGAGAGTGGGTGGAGTTTGGCACCCCCATCGCACAGGGCCAGCGGGGGGACCTAACTGCGCTTGCCTCCGAGGTCTTTTCAGGCACCGCGAGTGTTGCGGATGTCCTCGAGGACCAACCACATGCTTTTCATGTCTACGGCCGTACGCTCGTTGCGATCGAGGATCTCAGACTGAGCAGGATGACGAGGGGTCCGTGGGCTCCTCCCAGTGTGACATGGCTGTGGGGACCGACTGGGACGGGCAAGTCGCGTTTGGCTTGGGAGTCGGCAGCAGCGAGTGGCGAGCCTCTGTACCATCACACGTCGATGGACAAGGGATGGTGGGACCTCTACGTGGGGCAGAAGATCGTCCTTTTCGACGACTTTCGGGGTCAGATCCCGTTCAACGAGCTACTTCGCTTACTCGACGGCTATCCCGTGAACGTGCCCAGAAGAGGACGCGCTCCGGTGCCCTTTATGGCGCGCGAGATTTGGATAACAAGCAGTAAAGAACCTAAAGATGTTTACTCTTCTGAATCTGTTCGTGAAAACATTGATCAACTTTTGCGTCGCATTACTACTCTTACTCATATGGAATAAATTTTATTTCTTTAATTGTGTTTATTAGTCCGGTTCCCCGGCAACACCAAAAATAAAGTGATGAAATCATTCAAGAGGCAGGGAGGGTTTTGGGCTCAGAGAGGAGGACGAGGTAGTCGATGGTAACAAGGATGAATCGGGTTTGGGAAGCTGGCGCTCCATCCATTGTTCCAGAAACAACTTGAAAGGAAGCGATGTCGGCTGGGTCGGATCCAAAAGGCGCTCCAATGCGGTCCACGTTGTCCTTAACGTCCGCGACATTGAAGAAGTGTTTCGCTGAGAAGTGCGACTTGAGGGACGGAACGATCGTCTGTTCCATGTCCCCGTTCGTGAGCGTGTAGACCGCGCCGCCCTGTTCAAGTATATTGGGGAGAGAAGTAAAAGAACCACCGGTATCGTCAAGTACGATTGCAAGGAACAAGGGCACACTGCTTGCATCAGTTGGGCCAGCGATCTGGACTCTGATCTTGCTTCCAATCACTACGTAGTGGTTGTAGAAGACCTCCCATTGATCGTGACCGATGGGTTGGTGTCCACCACCGGTCTGATCTGGGTCGAAGATACTGTTGGCTCGAAAGTTCTTGAGGACAGTTCCAGTTGCGTTGTGGTTGAACTGGACGGCGTCGACATAGCGCATTGAAACAACTTTGTTCGAAGGAAAACCAGGATACCTTGTCGGCCGAGAAACGCGAGAGCGGCGGCGACGATAGCTGCGGCGATGATAACGAGCCATGATTGCATTCACACAGTAGCCTGTTCGAATGGAAAG